GGTGGAATGTACTGGGATGAGTTCCAGAGTTTCATCAAACGTGTCAACGACCGCGGTCTTGAAACAACCGCTACGACGAGTCTTGAGGACCTTCTTTGGATCCGCTGTGCGGATTTCAAGTCGATCCTCGCTTGACTTTCTTACGTGGTATAACTGGAGCACCACATGCGTGATTACGCTGAGACGTTGCCAGTCTTACTCGATCTTGATCTGTATCGTGCGGGATGGAATGGAATTCTCGATTCCTACCCTGGGATCCCCGTCAAGCAGCTTGCGTTGCAGTCGCTTAGAAAGAGTCTTCTTAAGAAGTTTGAAGACTTGCCTTCGAAGGCGGCTGATGACGCTGCTCTTAACCTCTTTTTGGAGGTGAATGAGCGCTGTCGGTCGTGGTCCCTGGACACATCTCGTATGACCGAGGTTGATGCCATTGTCGTCGGAGAAGCGAAGAAATTTCTTCATCGCTTTTTCTACCCGGAGTTTGAGCAGGTGAACTGTATCCTGTCTCCTTCGAGTATCTCTGACGGCTTCGGTTTTGGCCCCGGAGCTAGCATCGGTAGTAGCTCCACTGACTTTGTTTCAAAGGTCGGTACGAGTTCGATGTCGGCTACAAATCCAGGACTGTACATGTTATATGCACAGGCTATCTCTAACGACCCAATCTGGTCTGACGTTGAGTCTGTCAGACTTGTGAAAAGGGGAGTTGACATAGTTCGAGGAAGTCGCCTAAGTTTCGTTCCGAAGTCAGTGAAAATAAGCAGAACCATATGCACTGAGCCCCTTCTTAACATGCTTTTTCAGAAGGGTATAGAGGCAGTTCTCGTGAAGCAGCTAAGAAAGGTCGTTGGTATTGACTTCTCGAAGCAGCAACATAAGAACAGGCTTCTTGCTCAGCTTGGGTCCAAAACTGGTAGGTTTGGAACAATCGACCTTTCCAGCGCTTCAGACTCAATGTCTCTCGGTCTCGTTGAGGAGTTCTTCCCACGCCAGGTTGTATCCTGGCTTAAGATGACCCGCAGCGAGGTAACCGTCCTTCCAGATGGTACCGAGGTAACGTTGCATATGGTGTCCAGCATGGGAAATGCTTTTACCTTCCCATTGCAGACACTTTTCTTTACT